GCGCGGAAGAGCGGAGCCGAGCTCGCGTAATCGAAAATCTCACCCGACTTGTCCGCGATCTCCTCGACGGCCCGCCCCCACGCCTCGCGGCGCTCGACATCGACCTTCGTGAGTTGCGCGAACACTCGCATTGAGGTCTCCGAACACGAAAACGCGGCCGCCGCCAGACAGTTCTGGCAACGGCCGCGGACTACGCGGGATATGGGGCGCCGGAGCGCCCGCTGTAGACTACGGGGCGAAGGTACGCGCGCGAGAGGGCGCTGTCAAGACGGCGCTACTGACTCGTCCGAATCACGGCGTTCGGATGCAGGCGGCAGAGGTCTGCAAGCTGCTCGAGAAATTCCACCGCGCCCTCGTAGTCGCCCCATCCGTTCGCCGGGTTCATCGCCTCGTACGTGCCGGGATCAGCCTTCATGGCGTCGGCACCGCGTGCAAAGATGTCCGCGACTTCCCTAGCGGCTCTCCCGTCGCTGCCCTTGAGCGCATCGCGCACGCCCGCGCGCTCGTACATCCTGAACACGTTGTAGGTGACGTTGAGTGAGTCTGTGCTCAGCGAACTGCCGTTGCCCGTATCCATTTCCAGCCAGATGTCAAGGCTCATTACCGATCCCTCCTATGGATGCCACAATCTACGCTATTCCGCGCGCACCAGCACCTCGCTGCAGCGGCAATTCGGATGCGCCGGCGGCCCGCCGTCCCCGTCGCCCGGATAGAGGCCGCCCACGAGTGGAATCGTCACGCCATCCAAGGGCAGGCAGATGGGGCAGACGCCGGGCGCCGGGAGCACCGTCAGCCACTGCCGCCGCCAGCGGGCGGGGTCCAACTGCCCAGCCGCAACGAGCGCCATCCACGTGGCGCGCTGCCCTTCGTTCATCGCGCGATTCGACTCAGTGCGCGCGATGAGATGCGCGCGCTGCCGCCGCAGGCGATTGGCGTAGCGCGACGCCATGCGCGCGACCTGCGCGGCGTCCCGGCCCTCGTCGGTCAGCATCGCGCGGTACGTCTCCACGGCCGCCTCTTGCCGGCGCGTCAAGCCCACGACGGCCTGAATGGCGCGCGCGGCGGTGCGTGGGTGTTGGCCCGTCACGTACGCCCGCTCGACGGCGGCCCGGATCGCGGCGCGGGCTTCCTCGGAGACCTGCCGCACCAACGTCGCGCCGTCCATCCGGATCGCATCCAAGACGCGCGCATTGAGCACATCCAAGTCGAGCCGCACGCTGGCCGACGCCACCGCCCCCTGCGCGGTCTCCCCGGCGAGCGTGGCGCGGGATGCGCGACTCGCCATCTGCGCCAGCGATTCGACGGTTGCCGTGAGCGCCGCGGCCAGATCGGCCAGCGGAACGGCCGCCATGATGGCCTCCGTGTCGTGCGCAACGAACGCGGCGCGCACGGCCGCCAAGTCTGTGCCCGGCGACAACGCGCGGAGCGCCGCCACGAGCCGCCGCTCGGCCTGGGCGCTCGCCGTGTCTTCCAGTGCCCGAAGCTCGGCATAGACCGCGGGGGGCGTCCGGAGCGGACGGGGCTCGCCAACGGAGTCATCGGGCGCGCCAGCCGCGTCCAGGACCTCAGAGCTGCCAGCGTCGGGGGCGGGCTCGGCCGTTCGGTCTCGCTTGACGAAGGGACCTCCCGCCGGTGGACGCACCGGCTGATTTCCCGGTCGTCGCGCGCGGGTCCTGCTCGCTCGCATCCGCGTCGCCCGTGTCTGAGTCGGCGGCGTCCTCGCCGTCGAGCGCAAGCGGGTCGGGGTCCGGCTCGGGTTTCCCTTCTGCCGGTGGCTCGTCGCCCCACGGCACGGGCGCATCGCCCCGCATCGCGCGCACCTCGTTGATCGTCTTCGAGCGGTTCTTGATGGAGAGGTCATCGATCTGCGCCGCCACGAGCGGATCGATGTCCGCCTCATCGGCCCACGCGAATTCCAAGTTCGGGCGCCCCATTGCCTGCTGGATGAGCCGGTCCATCACGCCCTTGAACCAGATTTTCGACGGCAGCAAGCCCTCGGTCTTCGCCGCTTCGTGCTGCTGCTGGGCGCTCGCGCGGTTGGTTTGCTTGACGAAGGGCGTGGGCGGGAGACTGAAGCAGAAGCACACGACGCGCGCGATCCATTCGTCGCCCACGTCGAACAAGGGTGCCGTCTGGATGGGGATGTACTTGGTGCCATCGGGAATGAAGTGCATGCGGCTCTGCGCCGTCACGCTGCCGGCCATGTAGGCATCGAAGCGCGCCTGAAATTCTTCGATCTGCTTGGGCGTCCACGTGGCCGGCACCGAGGCCAGCGCGGCCGGCAGGTTCCGCTCGGAGTAATAGGCCAACTGATGCATCTCGCGGCGGAGCGCCAGATTGATGAGCAGGATCGTCTGCTCGACGGGGCTCATCCCGTAGAGCTTCCACGCGCGCACGTTCCGCGGCAGGTAGAAGAGTTCATCCCGCGTGAAGTCCCAGGCCGGAAGCCCCTTGATGATCTGCTGATAGGCGGGACCGGCCTCGGGCGAGCGGCCGCGCTCATCGACCAAGGGTTTGATGGTCGAGCCGTCGAAGAGCTCCAGCGCGAACGGGGCGCCGCCCTTGGTGCGGCGCACATGCACGGTCGCCGCGTCGATGACGAGCATTTCCTCCAGCATCATGCGCTGCCACGTCACGAAATCATGCTCGCGATCCGGGTAGGCGAAGAGCGCCTCGATCGCCCGCGCCGGCGCGCCGCCATCGCCCGCCGTGCCGTCCGCGGTGGCCTTCTCGCGCACGCCCCATGGGAGCGACGCCATCTGGTCTTTCCTGGTCTCCAAGCAGAGCCGCGTGATGTCGTGATACTCCGCCAGGTTCCGGAGCTGCGCGAAGGTGGGCCGCTCGGTCCCGCGTGGTTGGTACTGGATGTTGGCGCCTTGCGGGTAGTCCCACGCGCGCCCCGCCTCCTCGGGCGGCCCCTCGACCGGGAGCACGGGACCGGGGCCGAACCATCCGGTCGGCGTCCGCCCAGTGAGCAGGTAGCGTGCGCTGTCACTCACGCGGCGAATGAGCGAGGTCGGGACGGGCGTCCCTTGATCAGGCGTGCGGCCAGGCATGTGACGGCTCGGTCGTGGGGGAAGGGGAGTGCGCGCGGGCAGCTTCGGTCCTCGGGGCGTGCGCTGCGTAGTAGGCGATGAGGCCGCCCTGATCACCCAAGGCGAGCTCGTTGAACGCATCCGCCGAGGCGTCCACCTGATCATCCGGCACGCCTTTGGTGGGGAAGGCGTGCAGCTCGCGCAGGAACGCTTCGTTCCATGCGCCGCGAAGGAGCTTGACGTTGCCAGCCTTGGCTTGCGCAGCGAACCCGCCGGCGCGCGTCGCTTTGTCGCCGGAAATGGGCTTGTGGACGACCGAGTAGCCGGCCAGGAGCTTCACATGGGTCGCCACCTGCGCCACGCCGGCCGCGCCCGGGTCCTGTGGCATGCGCACGGTCACGTCAGAGCCATCCTGCGCCGTGGTGCCCGCGAGCACGCCGTCCCGCGTGCCCGGGTCCCACTGGCCGCGCACGACATCCTCGACGTAGTACGTGCCGGCCGCCTCGCCCATCCGAACCCCAGCCGTCCAGTCGCCATCGCCCGCCGTCGCGGCAAAGTCCCACCCGCGCACCCGACGCGCGCCCACCGGCACGGCGTCGACGATCTCGAACCACGCGCGGTTGAAGACCAGGCCGGCGGCCGGGCGGATCTTCCAGTTGCCGCCCTTGTCGCCGCCCAAGAGCCGCTCCTGCTCCACCGGCGGGAGCAGCCGTACGTTCGCCTCGTATCCCGGGTCCAGCGCGCGGCCGATGATGTTGTCCTGCAGCCGGGCCAGGACGAACGCGAACGATTTCGCGAACGCGCCATCGGGGCCAGCGTAATGGGTGCCGAAGCGCGCGAGGAGTTCGGCCCGCGCCTCGGCTTCGCGCTCGGCAAAGCGATCGTATTCGTGCGGCTCGCAACGCACCGCGGACCACTCGATCGCTTCATCGACGCGGAGGAACCAGCGGATCGCCCCAGAGCGTTCCGGGATCGCGTATCCCGTCTCCTGATCCCACCACCATGCGATGAAGCCCGCGAGCCAGGAGTCGGCGTCCGGATTGCAGCTCGCCCGCGTGTAGGGCCGCACGCCGCACATCGAGCGGTTGCGCGAGAGGAGATAGAAAAACTGCGTCTCGGTGAACTCCTCGAGCTGATCGAATTCCAAGAGGCAAATCTGCGCGCCCTTCCAATCCGTCACGTCCTTTTCGTACTGTAGCCCGGCGAGCTTCCCAGCCGCGCCAGAGGGGAAACGCCAGTCCAGCGTCCCCTCGCGCGGATCTGCGCCGCAGAGCGGGTACCACTTCTGCGTCTCATCCCAGAGGCCGCCGGGATTCCGGATTTCGGGCGTCGTGCGCCGGAAGACGACGAACGTGAAATCGCCGACGCCGACATGACGGAGCGGCTCGACCGCGAGCGCCCAGGTTTTGCCGCCGTAGACCGAGCCGCCCATGACGGCGACATCGGCGGGGCAGGAGAGAAACGTCTCCTGCGGGCCATCCTGCGGCCGGATGGCGACCGGCTCAGGAGCCAGCGCCGCGGCCATTCGTCGGGAGGTAGATGTTGACCGCAGCGGGGAGCGCGGCGCCGTCCTTGCCCGTGTGCTCGTGCTTCTCCACGAGCATGCCCAAGTGCTGCATCGCGAGGCGGATGGCGTCGGGCTTGCTCCAGAGGCGGATTTCGATCTCGCGCGTGGTGAGATCGCCGGCGCTGCTGATCCGGTGCTTGACGCTTTGGACGGCGCGCCATGCCCGATCGGGGGCGTCGCGCCTGAGCGTCAGCATCCCGCTGTCCGCGACCTCGAAGTCGCGGACATCGGAGCGCAGCACGTCGCGCAGCTCCGCAAGCACTTCATCCTGCGAGAGTTGCACGCGGTCCGCCCGCTTCGCTTGCGCGGCGGAGATGGCGCCCGCAACCTGAGCATTTATTAACAGGCGGTGACCCTGCTCGGCGGCCGTCCGAGCGGAGTAGCCCGCGCGGATGGCGGCCTGCGTCGCGTTCAGGTCCACGAGGTACTCTTGTACAAACCGCTGCTGTCGGGCGGTGAGGGGCACAGGTCACTCAAGGTGCACGAGATGCAACGCGGCCCGTCCGCCACATGGCGAAAGGGCCGCAGGAGACGCGGGAGGTTGTTGGTGCTGCGGCAATATGCAGGCGCGAGGGCGCGCGCACAATACGAGCGAGCGCGCGCCTCATGCGGCCGCCTCCGTAGCGAGCGAACGTCACGAGGTCCGTACCGCTCAGCCGCATGGCGAATGCCTGTTGCAGGTGATTGTGCTCACTGCCCGGGAGTGTCACGGTGTGGCCGCTCACCAGCAGCACAGCGATCACCGGCGCCAATGTTGTCCTTATCGTCATGTCACCCCTCCGTCAGAAAGTGTGTGTTTACGCCGTCTGCTGCCGCGCGGGCCACGTGAGCCCGAGGTAATCGCGCACGCGCTCAGGCGCCATGTGCAGGCGCTGGATCGTGTCCGCCTCGCTCGGCTCGAGCCAGACGACCGTATGCGAGCCGTCGCCGTGGGACCAGATCCAGAGCCATTCGGGGCAGGGCTGATCCGTTGGCCCCGTGAGCACGCGACGCCGCCGCTCGACGTGACGGCATTGCCGGAGCCCACTCGGCAAGAGCGCCACCTGATGGCCGAAGGGGTGCCCATAGGGGCAGGTGATCCACTCGCCGGGGAGCACCAGGATCTGCGCGCGCGAGAAGCGGCGGTCGGGGGTCACGGCGCCGCCCGCCAGCGCCGAATGGCTTCGGTGATCCACGCCACCGTCTCCGCTCGGAGGAGCATCTCGGGCGTCACGCGGATCACGGTCCAGCCGCGGGTGCTCGCCTCGTTGTATTTGATCAGGTCCTTGATGTAGCCGACGCCCCGCGTATGGCGGCCGTGTTTCCAGACGCCGCCCTCGATCTCGAGCGCGACGCGCCGCTCGACCCAGGCGTAATCGAAACGCCACTTGCGAGGCGGCGCGAAGCGATACTCTGGCTCGGGAACGGGGAGCCGGTGCGCGCGAAGGAGCGCCGTGAACGCCACCGCGCCACTCGGGCCGTGGAGATCGGCGGGAAGCGCAACGCGAGCGGTCATGTGCGCACCCTGATCTCGCTCGCATGCCCGCGCCATTCGAGCGTGAGACGTTCCCAGAGCAGGCCTGGCGTCTCGCCATCGCCTTCGGCCAACAGGTGCAGCACGGCGAGCAGGTCGCGGCGCGTGAGCGGGACATCCAAGGGGTCGGGGTGCGGCGGAATCGGGGTTGTCATGCGGGTTGTTCCTGCGGGCTGGCGAGGTAGGCGGCGGTGAAGAGCTTGCGTTTGGCGCGGAGGGTGAACTCGTCGGCATCCGCCAGCGCCCGGACCCCATCGGCGGCGCGAATGCCGGCGCGCATGGGCG